CATATCGTAGTCATAAACAGCCTTTTCAAGATTTTTAGGGTCATATCCAAATTCATTTATTAACCATTCTGCATATTTCGGTTCTTCTTCTGGAGTTAATTGCGTATTATACTTTTCCGTAAAATCTCTTTTATCAGACATAGCTACCCCCTACTGCACCATCCCAGTTCGATAAAACATTCCATAAATTTCAGTCAGCTTGTCAGGAGATAATTGATTTGCAAAGAAACTCAATTCAGCTTTTGTTACGCCCGGATATTTGATTTTCAGTTCTTCAAAGTCGCTTTCCAAAACCCTGTAAGCAAAATCTTTTAAGGCTTTGTCAGTAACATTGGGCATGGAGCTAATTGGCATTGACATTCACCGCATAGGTCATATCGCCGGTATCAACAAACTTTCTGGCCCTATCCAAGCAAGAGTTAATTTCTCCCTGCCACTCCGCTTTATGTAACCCATCCTTCAAAACAACAACCCTTTGCCCTTTTTCACAGGGTTCGATATAAAGCACATACGCTCCATACTCCTGCTCTTTGGGCTGTTTGGGGGTTCCAATAGTGACAACTACATCTTCCTTAATTTCAGTTTCTTCAACTTGATTTAACTTCTTTGCAGATCGAGCCTTAGCCATCATTTCACGTCTTTCTTCCGTTGTTAAACTCATGCGCTTTGCCAGCCTCCCACTACTTCTGTCAAGCCGATACGTTTATAGCCGCCGTAATCCAGCTTGTCCTTCTTTTCCTCGATCGCTGCCCTGTAAATATTCCCCTGCTCATGTTCTGTTGCATAGCGGATATCATCAATGTGGTGATTTGCTTTATCCACCGGCACAGGAAGCACATTGCCGCTTTTGTCCTGCTTCCATTTGTAGGTTTCAAATTCTTCCCTTGTGTATGGGCATCGTGGGTGTATGATAATTTCAAGTTGTCTCAGCCATTGAATACCGAAGTTTACTGAATCTTTGCCCTTGATAGCACCTACTGCCCTAACCTCATATTCGTTTAATTCCTGCACGCTCTTTGGTTCTGATGAATCGCAGGTTACATAATTCTTACCGACAAAGGGTTTTAGCTTTCCTGCCAACTTCTCATTTGTCAGTTCAAATTCGTGAATTTCATCGCAGATATACAGCCGCCTGTACTTCTTGTCAAAGTGAACTTCATTACTTGCGGCCGGGTCTTTCGAATATCCGAAGTCACAGCCATACAGGAATGAATCAAATTTGCTGGAATCAAATTCCTCTGTTCGCCATGTGCCAAGTTTGCTCTCGCTTTTTCCATCCCACGGTGTGAAGATAACGCCGCCTAAAATTCCCCAATTTCCACATGAATAAACCTGATAGTAGTATTGGTCATCTTCGTTTTCCAAGTCCTCAATATCCTCAGGAGATAGAAAACGATTTTCTTTGTATGTAGTTTTCAAAATACAGAGCTTATCGCTGCGGAGTTCTGTTTGCCCTTCTTGCCATTTCTTATCAAAGTAATCCAGATATATCCAATGGCTTTTGAATATCGGGTTGAACGATAATACAGTTCGTTTCTTATGCCTTGACAATCCGCGCAACCGTTTGTTTAGTTGCTTTAGATCGTCCCTGTCTATCTCAGTAGCCTCTTCGACCCATTCATCGGTAAGGATTCCTTTTGCCGGAGTGATTGACTTTAGCTTTTCAACATCATCGCAACCTGCGAATAGTATCTGATAACCGTTGTCCTTGTTGGTTATCACCATATCTTGCTGCTGGATATGAAAGTATTTCGTCAATCCCCATCCGTCGATAACCTTCAGGATTTCATTGAACACAGATCGTCTGATAGTCCCTGCAACCTTTCTGACAACAAGATAATTTCTACCGCCTGTGATTATGTCCCAAACGCATCTTTGCGCCAGAAACTTTGACTTCCCCGAGGAACTTCCACCAAAGAATATCTGCATCCTGGTATCGTCTTTCATGTATGGGATGTACGCCAGATTCAGATTTTCCTTTTGTGACATTTGAAAAGTTTGTGGACTTTGCATATATCATTCCCTTGCTTCTAAACTTAACTTGTGTTAAAATAAGTTAAAGACAAGTGCGGGCATAAAAACCCGCCTTGTACTACACAAGAACATTCACGCTTGCCGCCAAGCTAAACCGTGAGTGTTCTTTTTTTGTCCAAAATCAGAAAGCATTGGTAGGGGATTCGAACCCCTGATTCCTTTATGCGGTTATCATGCAACATTCGCATTTAAGCCAAGCAGGTTGCATAACCCGACTGTTCGCGTGTACTGACGCGATTTTACATAAAGGAATTTATCAGTTGTCAACCATAAGCCTCTCGGTCAACCAATGCTATAAACTTAGTTTTAGCTTTGTAAAGTGGAATTAACTGCACTCAACTTCAATTAACATGCTTCTGTTTGCTCTCAGGATGGCTCAGGTTGATTTGAAGTGGGGTGGGTGGATAGATGATAGCTTAAGTTGAATTAAGTGTAGTGTGGCGGATTGTGGGACGGGTTAAGTATTATCCATGTGCAGATGTGCTGCCTGATTGAATATTGCTTATGCCCGCTATTTGTGATTGGTAAGAAATTCCTGCTTGCGATTGGTATAGGTGACCCGATGCGCATTTGCCGCTATTATTGATCTGAGGTGCTTGAGATTGGCAATTAGATAAGCTGTTGATTTGCGCGTATCCTGATGTGAGAGTATTGTTATAGGGAACAGATTGAAATTGTCCTAATTGCGAGTAATAATATGGGTTAATAGGAGTCATGTTTTTTATCTTGGCTTGAAGTTCAAGCACTTTAATTTGCAATTCAAGCAATTCAATTTGAGATTTTAGCTTCTCTTGCTCTGTCATTTGTTGGACTCCTTTTTTTGTTTTTTGATTTTACTTATCTGTTATAGCCCTTGACCATAATGCAGCATAATCAGGTGGAGAAGTTGCTTTGCCATCTAAAAACTCTTTAAGAATTTTTGCTTGTGTTTTTAACGACAACATCCTAACCTCACGTTCAAGTTCTATTTCTTCCCTGCTCATGTATGGGAAAGGAATCATATTGTTACCTCTTTTTTTGTTTTATATTCTTGTAAGTTTGATAGAGGGTATGTAGTGTATATGGGCGGGCCCCTCGCAGCACCCGACCCTACACCGCCTCTTTGCTTCAATGGGGGGGAGTCATGCAGCGATCAACAGTATGTAGTCGGCTCATACCATGCTCTAACTGCATGACTCATGTGTAATCATTAGTACCAGCTACTAGTACCTGGTCTGAGTCCGATAATATACATAAAGTAAAGTAGCGTAACTCACACACAATTCAAGCACAGTAAGGCTTTCAAGCGATTGACTGAATAAAACATCAGTTATGTACCATCAAATACCATGATATTATCAGTTAAATGATGGCATTATCAGTTAGTCAAGCAATACTGGATGGATGATCTGGGTGATATTAGCGTCGATCGTAAGTTCCTGTTTATCACTAAAGCCATGATTCTTAGCGAGGAATATAGCTCCGGCAGGATTCTTAGCAGTCAAGCATTGTTCTACTGCATAATTGGCCACAATTTCCTTCGCTGTTTTTGTTGCGTCAGAAAACAAAGGATTCTTCTCATAATCGCACATTGTTTCTCTCGTTGTATCTAACCACAAAGCTAAGCCAGTAATAGTATAAGGTCTAAGCTTAGTATCACAATCCTCAAAATATGAATTAATACGATCAACATATATATCAACATCAGTAAACTTATTAGGTCTTCCGACTCTATTCAACAAAGTAATATACCTCCAAACAATTCTTACAATACTAAACAATCAAAAAAAATAAGACATACAAACATACCATAAAAGCAAATTGGATACCTTAGAATCAATCGTAGAGCGTAGAATATATAGGCTGTTAATGAATCTGCTATCAATATAAACCTAATCGGTTAGATTTGATTAAAAAACAGCCTAAAACTAAACTAAGTTTCATTAAACATTTGAGCAGTTGAAAACTCATTATGAGGTTTAGGAAGTAATTCATTGTATATCAATCTACGTTCTAAATTAGCAATCCACTTAGGCTCTCTAACAAGGTTGAACTTCTTCATTAAAACATCAGGACTAATGTCAATATCCTTTACTATCTGTTGGAACAAACTGGATAAGAAAAAAGACTTGCTATCAGGTAAGTCTTTTAGAGCTAAATTAACAATAGCATGAGACAATTTAACGATCCCAATATTTGACTTGATATGATAATGAATGATTCGTTATCACTTCCTTAAAGTTGAATAAACTTAATTTATGTTCTATCTAATTATAACATATTGATGAGCCGAATCCAAACGATCAAACGTTAAACAGCTTATATAATAAGGCGTTTGCTTGTATGAGCGCTTAACTTAAAAATACTTTAAAAACTTTTAAATAAATGCTTGACAATGTAAAACAAGCATGCTATGATTCAGATAGATAAAGTAAACAAAACGAAAGGGGCGAATAAAAAATGAAATGGATAGTTGAAATTCATACAGAGGGAACATGGGAAAATTGCTCCGAACACATTTTTCACGAGTCTGCAATAGTAGAAGCCGAAAAAATAGCCAAACAAAACCCTAAATCCCTTGTTATAGTCAAAAAATCAGGTGGGACTCCTAATGTATATGGATACGGAGGCCAAGCCAATGACAAATAAAGTAAGAAAGGCAGGGAATGCAAATGTATAGAATATGTATCGAATATATAAAACACTGGAATCAATGCGCCGGTCTGCCCAAAGTGGAAACATGGAAACAAACAAAGAAAAACTTGATACTCACATTAACAACCGGAGAAAAGAAAACCATATCGTTAAACAAAGTGTACGAACAAGCAAAGTCCCTTTGAGAACACGCATACACAAGCCCACAAAACAAAAAAAGAAGGAAGTGCATTAAAATGACAATTGAAAGCAGAGAGTTAGCATTATACACAATCAATTCAGGCGAACTATACAGAGGACAAGCGGGAGCGATCATTAAAAACTTGGCACACAAAATGTCCGAAGGAAAATTCGACAAAGTTTTGGCGGTCAAGGCTTTCACATACTTGGCAGACTCCGGTTCCAAATTGTACGACAAGGACTTCGGTTATAAGTTCAGCGCAAGCGACAAAAGAGAGGCAGCAGCGGAAATTCTCGATCATTACATGGAAGAAATAACCGAAAGGAGTCAAGCAAAATGAAGCTAACTCGCAAAGAATACACCAAACAATATGACAGGTTATTGAGAGAACTTGACACAGTGGAAACTGCAATGGGTGATATTCAAGCATTACCGACAGGACACGAACGCTGGGACTATTGGAACGGATTACACGACAAAGCAGCCGATTTGAAAACAGCCATCAAAGACCTTGCCCATCAATGGGATACAAGGAATTGGACTTCGCAGGACTGGCAGCAATGGGACTTAGTGACAAGCAACATTGATTAAGCCCTCTGAGGGATTCAGCATTGAGTCCCTCTCAAAAGCCAAAATAAACAAAGGAGGTTCACACCATGCAAGCAAAACAGCCAACAATAGCCGAATCATTCAGGCTAACAGTTGAAAACAGCCAAAAGTTAGAAGCCCTAAAGCAGTCCACAGGACAGGCAAAAAATGAAATTGTCAATCAGATGATTCAAGAATGGAAAAGCAAATAGGCAAAATGAATGAAGGAGTGGGATGAAGGCATGAAAACAGTATCAACATTTTACAATCACTCAATATCAGAGATCGACGGCAAATATTATGTCCAGTTTGAAGGTGACGAAATAGCCTTCACATCAATCAAAGAAGCAGAAAAATTCATTGCTGAACAATATCGAAAGCAAACACCAAACAATTCCGCATCATGGTAAGGAGTTGACTATATGCACCCGCGCCGCCTCGCCAACTACAAGCCCCTGAGCGTCCGCATGACCTTGCCAGTCTACGCATACTTCGACAGCCTGAGAAGGGAAGGGGAATCAAACAGCGGAATCATTGCCAGGATTTTGGAAGAGCGAAGGGAACAGCAGATACTGAATAAATGGGGGGAAGGGAAATGGAAACCCCCACCCAACAAATGAAATAATTAACAGAAAGCAGGAGGAGAAAGGGAAAACGAAAAATCCAAACAACGTACACAACAGAATGAGAATACCAATGATGGGCTTTGAACTTGAAGAACTTGCAGAC